AGATAATTGGTACTACAGGTCAAACTATTAAGCAGCGTGACGTTGGTGTTGTTGGTTTATTCCAAGGTTTTAGCCCAGAGCAGTTACAGAAGGCTGAAAGAGTAGAGCAGATAGCTGAGGTTGTTGAAGAGTGACATTAGGAGAGGCTATAAAAAAGTTAAAAGATTTAACTGATGAAGACTTTGAAGGTAATCGGGAAGAGATAATAATGCTAATAAAAACAATTGAGGTCCCAGAGTTAGTATATGAAGAACAAGGAGAAAAGTTGCTGGAATTGTCTATACCACGCTCCAGCTGGAATTAATTTATTAGGTATGTGTAAGTATTTCGAGAAAAGTGGGGAGAATAAAAAAGACGTACCACCAAAGATAGTAGATGTTGGTTGCAGGTTTTACGAAGAAAGTAATGATTTTATTAAGTATTTAATTAAGAAGACAAATGGAACCTTCGTTTAATATAAATAGTAAAGATGTAAACGGTGCTGAGAAAGCATTACAATTAGCTTACTATGACTTGATTGCTTTTGGTAAGTTATTCCTTCCGGGGGACTTTGGTAAATCGGAGTCCCCTCCCTTCCATTATGAGATTGCTGATGCCCTATTAGAGCAAAGTCTTAAACCGCTTGCACTAATTTTGCCGAGAGGTAGTGGGAAGACGCAGTTATTTAAAACATTTCTGATGCATGAAATACTTTTTAAAGAAAAAGATGACTTAATGTTTATGGCTTGGGTGTCAGATAATCATAGGAAGTCTATCCTTAATCTTCAGTATATTAAGCAGCATTTCCAAACGAATGAAAAGATAAAATATTATTTTGGGAATATTGTTGGCGATAAGTGGACTGAGACTGATATTGTTACAAGTACAAATGCGAAATTAATTTCACGTTCTAACTTATCTAGTGTTCGTGGAGAGAACTATTTAGGTAAAAGATATGACATTGTTGCATTGGACGATACAGAAAGTGAAACTAATACAGTTACTCTTGATGCAAGAGAGAAAATTAAGAACATTGTTTATAATGGTGTCAAACCTGCTCTTGATGTTGATGGTCGTCTTATATTTGCTGGGACTTCTGTTCACTTTGACAGTTTATGTCAAAATATACTTGATGGTTATGCGAAAGCAGATAGTAAGGATGAATATACTTGGGATGTTATAAGTTACAAATCTACACAACCAGAAATGCCGGGTGGTGTATTGTGGAATTCATATATGCCAAGAGAGAAGCTTGATAGAATTAAGGAAGAATATAAACAAGCTGGAAGGATTCATGGATATTACCAAGAATATGAACTTGAAGTGCAGAATGAAGATGAGGCTGTATGGGGGAGGCAGTATATAAAAAATTGGAATGGATATTATTCTTGCGATGATGGTATTAATTATATTAATATTGACGGGGAAAAGATACCAGTAAATACGTTTATTGGATGTGACCCAGCAACTGACATTAATACGAAGACAAGTGATTTTAGCGTTATTATGGCAGTCGCGGTTGACCCCGACAATAATGCATACGTATTAGAGTATGAACGTCATAGGTCGATACCTACAGTCGGGGCGCGCGATGCCAATGATAACTTAATTGGCAAGAAAGGTGTTGTTGATTATATTATAGACATGCATCTTAAATACAACTGTATAAGTAGTACAGTTGAAGATGTTGCTATGAATAGGTCTGTATTCCAAGCGCTTAATGATAGACGAAGAATACTTAATAAATACGATATTGCGGTAATACCAGAGAAACCGGGTGGCAGAGAGAAGAGAAATAAGATATATTCGGGTTTAAGTGGTCGTTTTAGCGCAGGAAGTATACTATTAAGGGAAAATATGTTTGATTTAACGCATGAAATTGTTACATTCGGACCCAGAATGGCACATGATGATACCATTGAGACACTTTTTTATGCGCTTTTACATGCATTCCCTTGTGGATTAAAGCGAGAGAAGAAGGGTGAGCGTCGTTGGTATAAGCCAAAACCTAAAGCAAAAAATTGGATAACAGCATAACAATGGATCAATGAAATGGGAAATGAATATAATTTTTTAGGACTCTCAGACAAGGTTAAGGATACAAAGGGGAAAGAATATGTTTTGAGTGGTTATTACAATAGAGACGATAAGACTATGTATTGGAAAACGCAAGGTGAAAGTTTTTTGTATAGTGGAGATGGAGGCAAACCGCGTGGATATTTAGACAAGCACGGTAAACCTCATTTTCATATACCCGGTTCTGAAGATAAAATGTTTGGAAAGACGGGTGATGTATATAATGATAATGGTGACGTTATAGGAAGTAAGGCTTTAATACCGGATTCTTTTGAAGATAGGTATGTTGAAAGCGCTGAGTTTCCAGACAAAATTTTTAATAAATATTTTTCGAAAGAAGAAGGGCAGAAGGCATACGGTTTTTCTTTCCCGTCGCAGGCAGTGGTCAATGAATCATCAGCAAAAATGCCTATAGAAAAAGAAAATTTTATAAACAAAATAATTGGTTCAATGTTGGAGAATAGGTAATGCAGAATAAACCAGCAGAAGATAGATATGCGCAAGAATTTAAAAGTATTGTAGGCAACGCTAAAGGTGAAGACCAATTTGAGGAGATTACTCAATGGGAAGATGGCAGAGACCAAGTTGGGTTATATCTTGTTCACGGCAATAAAGGTGAAAAAAAATATGTAATTGGCGCAACAGACAGATGGCACAAACCTCCTAAATATAGTATTGGTCAGGCTAGATATGCTAATGCTGTTAGCGCTGCAAAAGACGGTTCATTTCTTTCCGAAGAGAAAGCTATAGAATATTATAGAAGCGCTAATGAGCCTACAATGGTAGATAAAATTATAGATAGCATAAGAGGATTTATGTATAGTGAGGATGATGAATAATGGCTAGACAAAAGACAGCTGATAGAGTTAGAAAATTATTTAACTCTGCTAATAGTGCCACAAGGTTTCAATGGAAAACTGTAAACCAAAAAGGCTGGGAATACGCAAATGACAACCAATTAAGTCATAAAGATAAAAAGGACTTAGAGGAACAGGGCATGCCTACATTTACAATTAATAGGATTAGTCCTATTGTTGAGATGTTGAATTATTATGCAACCGCAAACAACCCTCGTTGGCAAGCTATAGGCAGGGAGGGCAGTGACAGCGATGTTGCTTCTGTATTCAGTGATTTGGCTGACTATATTTGGTCTAATAGTGATGGTGAAACTGTATATAGTAATGTTATTAATAACTGTATTACCAAGTCAGTTGGGTATATTATGGTAGATATAGACCCAGATATGGATAATGGTATGGGTGAAGTAATTGTAAGTCAGCCAGAACCATTTGATGTATTTATTGACCCTAAGAGTAGGGATATTTTACACAGAGATGCTGCATTTATGTTGATAAGGAAAATTTTACCAAAAAGTCATCTTGAGCTTCAATTCCCAGAGTATAAAAGAAAACTAGCAAAGGCAAGTAGTGAGCATTTAATATATGATTCAGCTACCGAGCGAACGCAGGACAATACTCAGAAAGATTTTTATTATGATGATGCTGATATAAGAGCAATAAACAGAGATGGCGATGAAGATGAAGTCCATGAGTATTTTGAATTATATGAAAAAATCAGAATACCTTATGTGAATGTTTTTTACAAAAAAATGCCAGATGAGGAGCAGCTGAAATTAATTCAGAAGCAAGTTCAAGTTAAAATGCAAGAAATGCAAGCTGAGATGCATATCGCATTCATTGAGCAGGAAAAACAAATGACAGAAGCGGTACATGCTGGACAGATGTTGCCAGAAAGAATGCAATTAGAGATGCAAAAGCTTCATAAAATGAACCAACAGCAACTTGAAACTTTTGAAGAAGAATATATGTCTCAAATGCAATCAGAGGTTAGTAAAATTGAGAGCAAGGTTGTTAGCGAAAAAGAATTTGACATATTAATGAAGGATGTTACATTTAAAAGTATGGTTGTTGATAGTGTGCGTTTTTATGATAATCGCATAAAGCAAACTTGCGTTGTTGGCGATGTCCTATTGTATGATAAGGTTTTTCCAGAACAAATAAAAGATTATCCTATTATCCCGTTCCATTTTAAATGGACTGGTACTCCATATTCAATGTCGGCTGTCAGCCCATTGATTGGCAAGCAAACTGAAATTAACAAAAGTCATCAGATT